TTCTATTGATGAAGCTGAGAGCCTGCATGACGGTGTCTGCGAGGTCATCCTTCTTCTTGTGCGAATCGAAATGCGGCCTCCAGTCGTGATTTACAGCCGTGTCCTCGAGGAACTTGCGCGCGCGTTCTATGCTGGTCTTCTTGCGTTGAGCATACTTGGCTTTCCCGGCTCCAGCCACGTCTGGAATCTTGTGCCGGGCGTCGTAGATGATAACCTCGCACCCGGGGTTCTTCACGAGCATGTACGTGTGCAGAAGGTTCTCGACCGATTTCATGCTGCGATTACGGTCTGGCTGCTTCTCAATAAGAATCGTTGTGGCTTCTAGAATCCAAGGACGATCGTTCAAGTGGGCGACGAGACACGGGAACAGACCGTCGGCGTGTTTTGGAGGAACCCCTGAAACATCCCATTTGTTAATTCTTTTATTTTTTGGATCTATTAAGCACATTGCAAGGTTCTTAATTCCGCAGTCAATACTTAAAAGCATATCTAATTTTAAAGGTAGATTAATCTTTAATGGGCGAACTCATCTGTTGGTGGTGCGTCCATAGTCTTCCACAACATCCATGTCTTCACTTGCCCATCAGGTACGACTCCCTGCGCAAGCGCTACACAACCTTCGGTAACTTTTGCTCGTGGGAGTGCTGCAAGGCGTACGCCATCGACATGAATACGTCCAGATCGGGGGAGATCCAGAGTTATCTGGCCCTTATGCGGTTACAGACGTACGGTAAGTACATGCCTCTATTTGCAGCTCCAAAGAGAATTGCTCTCAAGGTGTTTGGCGGGACAATGACCATTGAAGAATTTAGGGCGTGCTTTGGAACAACCCCACCTTCTGTAGAATTCCCTAATCAGGTTCAGCTTCAGCAAAAAGTAGGTGCCGTGTCGGGTGCCCCTGTGATTTCAGATTCAAATTCAAAATCTAAATTGAAGGCAATTGACGACTCTTCAGGATTGTCTGAATCACTGAAATTGAAACGTGATAAACCACTTGCAAGATCTAAATCCAAGTTAGAGAGTGCGTTAGGAATTACACGCAAGTCAAAATGATGGGTTGGCTCGTGGCTCGTTGCATTACACGGCATATTGAAGCCCCGCTTGAGGCCCGGTCTAAACCGGCTAAACGCGAGCGCTTTTTCTGGGCGTCTGAAACTGAACAGGGTATTTGGCGTGTTCAGTTTGAGGCGGATAAATATGGGGTGAGTCCTGTTTTTAATAACATCAAGGCTGATACGTGTTGGGAGGCGGTTGAATCTGTCCGTCCGCTTACTTGGAGCGCTGAGTAACGCTTGTTGAGGCTGATGACGACACGGATGCGGTTGGCGTCGAGGTGGAGGCGGTGACGCTCGCTGACGGCTCTGCGCTCACCTTGGTGGTCGTGATGGACTGGGGCCCGGATGACATGGTGGCCGATGCTGGTGTCATTCCTGATGGCGCTGCTGATTCCTGTGCAGCACCATTCTCCATTGGCGTGGGTGCCGGACCTGCCGTTGGTGGGTTGGACTGAACCATGTTGCCGGAGTGCTCGGGCACTGCTGGTGGATCGCTAGTGGGCTTCAGTGGCTTGGCTGGGTCCATAACGGAAGGCTTGGAAGCCAGACCCACACCGACGAGAGCCTTGGCGTCCTCTGGCTCGATGGGGGCACCGTGATCAACCTGGGACTGGATGCTAAATCCAGATCGAATTGGACGAGATGCATCCACCATAAAGACGGTCGTGAAGGCGACGATCAGAGCCATAACCAGGGTTGCGGCAGTCTTGGCGATCTTCATTATATTATGCACAGGTAAAATTTTAGTGCCAGCCCATGCAGTATCTCTGCTTCTGGGTCGGGTTTGATTTTGGTATATTTGGATCGGTACTTTTGTACCATATGTAATTCACATGAGCTCTCCACTGAATTGAATTTCGATCCAAAATTTTTCGACAAATTACACATGGAAAAGATGACCCTGGGAGCCCGTCTTTTCTCTGCCTGAAAACAATAAGGTCTCCGTATTTTCTGTGAAACCAGCGTGCCACGTGGCGCACACCCTCACGGCGGGCTTGTGCAGTTATCATTTTAATCATCTTTCTCTCGGCGCAGCAATGGCAGTCGTTATTGACCACATACGGGACACTGGCGGGTTGCCCCGCAAAAAACCATTGGATACATCTTGCAGAGTTAGGGCTTGGAGTCCTTAAGTGCCTTTGAGAAAAATTAGGTTTTGTGCGCGGGGCCTATGCCAGAACCTAATCTCGGATACCAACAAACAAAATGGCTGAGCACGCTCTCAAGCAGTACGCCCGCTCTCAGTTCGCGCACCTGTTCGACTCGGCCGTTACAGTGCGTAACGCCGAGCGCAGTCTGTACAACTGGACTGTTCGGGAGACTCGCTGGGCCCGTGGGAGCCATATGGGCACTATGAAGGAGCCGGAGAGCGCCAAGGCTCTCGAGAACCGACTGGCGGAGGAGGCGTCGTGGGAGTGCTCGAGCTTCCGCTGGCGCTACAAAATGAAGCTCGTAAATCTGCTCGCTGAGCTGAAGCGCGCACCAATGGCCGGACTCACCTTGGCTGTCGATAATGGGCAGGTGCGCGTAAAAATAAATGAAACTCCTCAGCTGGTGCATCGGCTGCAGACCAAAGAGCTCGACGTGAAGAAACTCGCCAACTACAACGCCGTGCAGCTCTGGCCAGGCGGCCCGTGCGCCAAGGCCGAGTTCGCTCTCAAGGCCAAGGACCTCGCGATGGAGGCGGCCAAGGCGAAGGAGGAGGACTACGAGGGACAGTTCAAGTGCGGCAAGTGCAAGAGCACCAAGACGACCTACTACCAGATGCAGACGCGCAGCGCAGACGAGCCGATGACCACCTACGTCACTTGCAAGGGATGCGGGAACCGCTGGAAGTGCTAATGCGTTAATATAGATAAACAATTTTTACCAATAAACTTCAATGAGTCTCGTGCGCGTCTGGACAGACGTAGGCGCCAAGAAACCCGTTGCTCTCCTTGCGAAAATCGTAGAGAAGGATGGGGTCATTCTCACCATCAGATATCTCACAGAGGGCAAGGACAGGGTATGGCGCTACGAGGACGAAGTCTATGAAGTCGATGATGACTCTATCGCCGAGTTCTTAGGCACTGATCAGGAGGCTGAAATAGGGTTCTCTGAATTCGGCGATGGCTTCGTCAAGACCGATTCAGACGATGATTACGAGCCCACTGATTCAGACGCCTCTTCAGAGTCGTCAATAGAAGATGAGGAAGAGGACGAGGAAAACGAGGATGAATTTGAAGATGAGGAAGAGGACGAGGAAGAGGAGGAAGAAAATGTTGAGGAATATTAAATGAAACTTTCAAAGAATACTATCCTCATTATTCTAGCTCTTTTCCTGTTTTGGCTCCTTGTCCTCAAACCACGTGATTCTGGGTACGGGGGCTGCTGCGCTGCGTAAATAAACTTAAAAAGAAAGAATCATGTTCTTTAAATGTCGAGCAGTGCTTCTTTTCTCAAGGGTTTTGATCCAGCGAACAAGGATCACGTCATGTGGTTCAAGAAGATGACGGACTTGGCCGAGACCATGGCCAATCCAGACCAGGCCATCTCGCTCAACTCCGAGATAAACTTGAACCCAATGAAAGTAAAGTTGGAGCAGAAGGATACGCTTGATTGGTTCCACATTCACTTTTGTTTGTGCGCCGCATACGCCAAGGCTGTTCTGAAGGGGAAGGCGTGGTTGCCTCAGTAAGGCCCGTCGTCAGGGTCGTTATTCACTGGTAAAAGCTCCTCAAATCGAGCTCGATAAAAATCTAGGTCAGAGACTTCAAATTTGTAAAGTTCCCCCGAAAAATTATACCCTGTCTTGCTGTTCTTGTAGTTATCGACCGATAGTAAATCTAGTACATTTCGAGCACACTCCACTTTTAGATCCTCTAAATCCCATTTCTGTACGAATAAGCGGCTCAATACTTCACTCTTTCCCGGTTCGGGTAAAAATAACGGCTCACCATTTTTAGTATCAGGCATCTCGCCATTCTGATTATAATAAGTCTCGATCATTCTCCCTATTAAAATTGCATTATTAATGTTTTTGAATCCAACTAGACACGTCTTGTCATTTTGACTGACTTTTATTGCAAATGCATTATTTTTGTTCGATTGAATTGTGTAGTACGTTTTCTTACGCCGATCTGTCGGGACGGTCTTCTTCGCGGGGCGGGAAGGAGGAGGGTTGATTGTGAGCATTTAATTTGCTTAATAAGGCCCTAGAAACTTTAAGTGGGGTTGTGACGAAAAAAGGTTTTGTGGTCGGCCCCCTCTGGCCGCCTATAAAAACTTCCACCTAAACAACAGAGCCAGAAACATGGAGTGTGCCGTTTGCTATGGTGACAACGCCCGCTGCAAGCTGACCTGCGGACACAGCTTCTGCCACGGTTGCGTCAAGACGTGGTACCAGAAGGGCACAGGCGAGGGTTGCCCTATGTGTCGGGCTCCTATTTACTTTAAGGGTTTCTATAAGATTCGCGAGCAGTGGGCTGACGAGTCTTATGAGACTCGGACAAATGAGATCTTCAATGAGGCTCTCGACCAGGCCATTGAGGATGAGCTAAAGCAAGACCGCGAGCTCAAGGAGGTTTTCGGGGAGGATTTTGAGTCTGACCCTCTGCACATGAGCGACCTCGGGCACATTGAGGAAACCTTCAAGTACCTCAAGTTCGAGGACATGCACCACGATGACATCGACTACATCCTGAATGAGACCGACGACTACTACTCGACACGCGGCAACAACAAGAAGAACCAGGGCCGCGAGAAGCCGCGCAGCCCGCCGCCGCCCAAGAGCCGGAGAGCATTCAAGCCGCAGCCGCTGCGCAACCGCGGACAAATTGGTTTCCGGTGATCTAATAATGATAGATGCCCACTTCCCTACTCTTGTCTATCACGTGTCCATCCCAACCCTAGTAGATAATGAAGCTCTACTCTCACTTGCGCTTGAAACTGAAAAAAATGTTGAAAAGGTTAAATTTTGGGACTCGAACGTATATACGTCTCTAGATGCGATAGATTTACGTGCAAACCCCTTTATATGCGAACTTTTAACCGTCTCAAAAACACACGTGTTGCATTTTATGAATTATCTGAAAATATCACGAGTAAAAGAAATAGTATGCGCTTCAGTTTGGGTAAATGTTTATAACAAGGGAGATTATCAGGAAATACATAGTCACGTTAATCACCACTTTAGTGCAGTTTATTATGTCAAAGTACCAGAAAACTCGGGATCACTTATATTCACTGCACCAAACTACCTTACAACTTCCCTTCCACCCAATGTCCAAGATGGGTCGCCTCTCCAAGACTCGGCTACATACACTCCACAGGAATTTGAACTGTTTATTTTTCCGTCACTAGCACCCCACAGGGTCACGAGAAATATGGCGGATGATAAGCGCGTATCAATAGCCATGAATTTTAATATTATATTTACAGGATGAATAGAGGTCAGATAATATCAGAAGAGGAGAGAATAGAAATCCTAAACTGGGTCCTACAAAACAAGTCAAAATTTACAGAACTATCTAATTCACGGTTGAATAAACGCGTCACTGATGATGATCACCAATTAATATCCGAAATTAAGAAGAGAATTATAGACAAAGAGAGATTGCAGGGATTCCCATTGGAGCCCAAACTTGGCGATTTTATAGGCATCGTTGAACCTGGTGGGAAAATACCTTATCATAAAGACCCCAATAATGGGTGTCTTATTCATGTCAGGTTTAACGTGTTTATCCAGTTGCCTAAGAAGGGTTGTATGACGTATTACAACTATATACCTATTCAAGCCCAAGAGGGTTGTTATGTCAAGTCAGTGTCAGGGAAGGATGTGCATTTTTCAGATGTAAATGAGGATACTATCCCGAGGATTGGTCTTTCTTATGGATTTTTATGTTGAAATT